TGCTACTCGGTTGTCGAGGTGAGTAACATAGCCAGCATCGTCCGATAGACCAGACTCCAGAGGCATCTCTACGAGGTTGGTTTCTCCGTTGTTGGTAATGAGTAAGAATAGAGATGAGTCAATGAACTCAATACCTCGTATCTCACCTGTGAAGGTAAACTTAGACCAAGCGCTCAGGACTTTCTGATTGTTGTTCCAGAAGTAATTGTAGATGTATAGGGAGCCCTTTTCGTTAGCACTGAGGAGAGCTATAACGTCCTCTGATGTAGTTCCAGCCATTGCGATGATGTTACTAGGAATGTAAGCGGGAACATGCTCAGTAACTTCTACAGCGTCGTAGGTCTCTGTATTCGCACTTAGAGCTAACTCACGGAGTCCTGTGTAGGAGCCACGAGTGAACGGGAAGTAGACATAGGAACCTAAGGGAGTAGGAGAAACAGAGTCATCTAGACTGAAGTTAGTTGTAGGAGACACCGAGACAGTCTTAGGTGTGAATAAGTCACCACCTTTCATCACGAACTGAACGTTGTCCGCAAACAACATCAAGTTCTCTTGGAAGATAGTGGCAGATTTAAGGTTAGTGACCTTGGTGCTACTTACGGTGACGTCGATAGGCCCTGAGTCGAGCAGTGAGGATACTGTCGTCCTGTAGAAGTTAAAGAACTCCCCAGCTTCGGAGAACACCACACTGTCATCGGTAATAAATCCTAAGCGATTTTTAAAGAATACAATGTCATTGATAGATTTACCAACAAATGATGGATTTGGATTTGTCTCCTCGTCCCCTGCTGCTCGCTTGGCGTAATCTAATGCAACAACCTCAAGTGTATTAAGGTTAGTGCTTCGGATAGTCATCGGCATAGAGTTTACGTCAAAGCCTTCAGATATATTAGGAGCTACGGTTTCTTCCCAAGCTCCGTCCCCGTAGTCTAGTCCGCTATGGGTAGTAAACTTCACCCAATAATTATCTTGGTCTAGTTCCGCATCTCCTACGACTTCTACTACAAAGTTATTAGGAGCTTTTGTAGGTAAATCCGCTAGTGAGTCGGTGCGTTTGTAAATACCTTTGATACCGCTTCCGCCTAACCCATCATCGGTAGTTAAGGAAAAATCACCCTCAACCTCATTATGCTCGATGATTATTGTATATCCTTCTCTGGTTGCTGTTAAGTGATTAGCACCAGCGGGGTCAAATATCGTATCACTATTAAAAGCTGCTGTATAAAAATGGTAACCCTCATAGCTGTCATTTAATAACGACTTGGCAATGTTGTCTGTAGAGGCATCTGCTGAGACAGAGTTCCGTGTGCCGATTGTTGAAAATACATGGGTAGCCCCTGTCACTATGTCCCCTTGCACTGCTAAAGACACGCTTGCATTGTAGTCGAAGGCGAAATCACCTCCAGATACTTGCGTGTCGTGTTGTCCAAAAGTCCCGTGCTCGGTAATGCTTACGCTTCCAACTTTCTTAGTGCCATTCCCTGTACCATCATCTACTAATGTTATTTCAACAACAGGTTGAACCACGAGGTTACTATAAGTCCACTGCCCGTTTATGAAGCTTCCGAGGTCTCCAAAATCAATGTCTACGTTAAGTGTGGTGGGCGTCCCAGAGGGATACCCTTCCCCAGCGTTTGTTATGGATGCAGCGCTAATGTAGAACATTTCCCATCCACTACCATAGTATTTATCGCTTACTGTTACATCGAAGGTAGCCACAGTAGAAGCAACGGCTCCGCTTATATTACCTCCAATAGTAACTTCGTATTTCTTCTCATAGTCTCCTTGAGCGATGTAAACAAAGCCCTTCTTTTCGAGAGCTGGTGTTTTAGTTTGTGATAGAGAAGCGTTGATTTCTTTATTAACGATAAAGGTATTATCAGCCACCGTGAGAGCTTTGAGGCTTTCTCTAGGAGTGTTAGTAGTTAGATAATTAGGAGGAGTCAGTGCGGATGTGCTTCCATTCATTGAACATTTAACACCTGTCACAATGTTCCAAGCTTCCATCCCTGATCCAGTGTGGATAACCACATACTTTTCTTCATCATCTCTATTGATAAAGTGAACAAAGCTATCCTCATCAATAGCCGTCTCTAACAACCTAGCAATATGCCGAGTGTTAGGGCGCTTCTTTAGTCCCTCTGCAACAGAGCTAAGGGCGTTTTCCTGCTCCTCACATTGACCATCAAAACGAGTGGCATCAGGTTGCTGAGAGACACCTTGGATAAGGTTAGGAACACTAGTGTTAATTAAAGCCATTATGTAAGGTCGTAGTTACGGTTAATACCAATTCTGGTTGCTACGTCGTAGTTGTCAAATATAGTCCGATCAGAGCTGCCACTATCGAAGTCCATGAGGGCTGCATAAGCCTTGTATTCATCACGAGCGATAAGTGCTTCTAGCTCACGAGAACCAATGATGCGTCCTTGGAACACACGAGAGGCGCGCAGTACAATATAGCGACGAGCTGGTTCTGGTAGGGAGTCCCAATCTAGGAGACGTGTTTGGTTCACTTTGATATCCTTAGTGAACACTGTGGTGTTATTAGAACGATCAAAGAGACTTAAACCGCGCTGTACGACATCTATTGAAGTGTCGATGGGGTCTAGCTCAAGGATGTCCTCTGAGAGAGTTATAGTGCCATCCCCAGCAGGGCTCAGGGATACGTTTACTTCTGTGTTGAATTGCCAACCCTCTGACTGAACAGCACGGCTAATCTCATCAAGAGCAGAGATAGCTGTAGCAGCGGAAACAGGGAGTGCGTTGGTGTTGCTGATACTATTGACTGGTGTCTCACCAATGTGTCCTAGCATCGAATTTACTGCTTCTAGTTTAGATGTCAGAGTAGGCATATTATTTATATAAAGTTAAAAGAGGTTAAAAAGAGACCCCAAGGGGATTGTCCCAAGGGGTCTCAGCTTAATTGTTAATTACTATGCAGGAAGAACCTTCACAGCGCACTCAGGGCGAAGTTGTCCATGCCCCATTGCATATTTAGCAACGAACAGGGTACCTTGGCGTTGGATCTGGTACTCAGACTCAGTAGCCAAGTCGAGCAACTTAACAGTACCGATAGCTTCCTTAGTACCTGCAAGGAATCCCTTAGCACCGCCAGAGGCAAGACCAGAGAAGTCACCATTGTAGCCAGCACCACCAGCACCGAACACATCATTGTTAGATGCGCCGTCATCAGTAGCAACAGCAGATGCGTCACCGAGGTTGATAACACTGTCAAGGTGATTGCTCTTGAAGAGGTTGATACCAGCGACCTGAGCGATCTTACCAGTTGCAACATTACCTACACCACCTGTGTCACGATTGATCGCAACGTTGTCAGAAGTGAGGAGAGTGTAGTACTGAGAAGGAGTCAGAACTGCGAAACGACCTTCGTCTGGAGCGTCTTTCTCGTCAAGCGAGCGAGCAACAGCGTAGAGCGAGTCAACAAGACCAGCAGCAGTGTCAGTAGTAGCACCAGAGATGCTTGTACCACCGTTACCACCGATAGGAGACGAACCACCAGCAGCAGCGAAGAGAGTCTTCATTGTTGCGATGTCGAAGCGCTTAGCAAGAGCCTTACCGAGTTCCTTAGCGTAGATGCTACGAACGTCGTAGTGGTTCTTAAGCTCATCGATATTGGCGATGAATGTCGAAGCAATCAGAACGTCATCGATGTTGATGGTGCGCTCAGCGTGCTTGATGGTTGATAGGTAGCTGTTAGAGCTATCCACGATGTCTTCACCAACAGTGTGGTACTTAGCATCAGCAACACCCGTAACAGGGAACTGAGCGGTCTTACCAGACGAGATGGTGCGAACCATGTGGAGGTCTTTCATGATGTTCTGCTCCTCGAAGGTAGTCAGGATTTCTCCCGAAAACACTTTAAGGAAGAGTGCATTAGCATCTCCAGAACCGTTTACTTGTCCCAAACGGGACGGACTTGTATTAGCCATTATATTATTTCTATTTTTGAGTTAGTTTACTTAGAGTAGCACCCAGAGTGGGGGCTACAGTTGGGTGTTCTTTACTCACTTGGTTCACCGCTAGGTTATCCTCCTCGGAGGGCAAAGCTGTTACTTCTTGCGGATGGGAACGAAATTGGTTGTTAGCACTTCCAGCGACGCAGGGCTAAAGCCTTACGTGTAGGGCGTCCTTTGGAATCCTTCATAGGGCCTTTGACGCCACCCATACGAGCACAAAAGGATTTCTTACGAGAGCCTCCTTGTGGCTGGGGTGCTTTTAGATTGGAGCCAGTCTTAGCATTGTAGTGCTTCCGCCCTTTAGCGGTGAGACCGCCTTTGGATGATTTATGCTCCTTGCGGAGACTGACGCCTTTTCTTTTCATTTAGATACTTTGTTATGATTGGGGTTGCCCTACTTCTGTAGGTATTCAAATTGATTTGCTTCTGGTCATCGATGGGGTTCTCTACGCGCTTCCATGCACCACCTCCACCGTTCCAGATGAACAGCATGTGGTCAGCCGTAGGTGTAACACCAGAGGCTTGAATGTGTTTTGCGTAGTGCTTCAGAACAGCAT